TATTATTTATATTAAAAAAATAAATGTACAATTATATTAATAATGTGTTATATATTTATGATAGAGCAATTAACTAATAAATGAAAGGTAATAAAATGAATGAATACTTAGAAAATATAAATAGTTATCAATTTACAATAATAAATGATGAAATGTTTATTATTGTAGATGGTAAAGAAATAAGTTTAAATGATATTGCGGATAAATTAGAAAGAGAGGAAAATTAAATGATGACAAGAAAACATTATATTAAATTTGCTAATGCTATTAATAATTGTACTAATGGGATTACATGTATTGATAAAAGAGAGTTAATTGATGAATTAATAGTAATATTTAAACAAGATAATTCAAGCTTTAGCTCTCAAAGGTTTATTAATGCAATAGAAAATAAAAAAGATTATGTACACAATTTAAGCGGTACACAATTAAAGAAAATTAAAACAATTATGAATGAAAGGAATAATTAATCATGAAAAATTATCTATTTGCACCATTTAAAGATGATGAAGATAAAAAAACCACTTGGGAAAGTTGTAAATGTGGTATGGAATATGGAATAATGATATTTCTAGGGAGATTGGAATCAACTTATGACGTCATTATTAGTGATTTAAAATCTAAATGTGCGATAGCGGTGGCGGATGAAAGAATAATAAAAGAGTTACGAGCGGAGTTAAATGCCTCAATCATCACTAATGAAAGATTAGAGACGGAGTTAAAACAAACTAATAAAGACTATAATCATGATATGAAAGTGCATGAGGAGTTTAGTGATAAACAAGATGATATAATAGTTAAGTTAAAACAAGATATAAAAGAGTTTGAAAAAGAAATAAAAATTAAAGATAAACAATATCACATGTTAGCATCATCTAAGACTAAAGAGTATTTAGGTAGTGGTAATAAGGGGAACTTATAATGTAAGTGTAAATGATATGCTTATATTATCATTGTGTGTACATAAGGTATTTAAACGCACTCATTCAATCACATAAGCCCACAATATAAGCCACACATACACACACCTCATAAAACATTAAACCCGCTAGTTTTGGCGGGTTTTTTGTTTGTGTGTCCTTTCCTCAAATATTGTCAAGAAATAAACTAATATTATAATTTAACCAAAATTCCAACTAAATTCGCAACCCCTTGAGGAACGACTTGGGGGTGTATCCGCATAAAGAAAGGACTGCACTCATTCTAATGTAATTTTTTCAAAAAAGGGGTATTTTTTTCAATTTTGTGATTTATAGCATATATACTTAGCAATATAACTGTATAAATGGAACTTTATTATATATTATATATTATATATTATATATTATATAGGAAAATTCTAACAAATTTTGAAAACAGATTTATCTGTTGTATATTTATCTATGGATTTTAAAACAATAAAAAATAAAAATCATTACCTGTATGACGATATAGCAGAGTTCAATGTATCACATCCAGATATTCCTGTCCGTCATAATTGGAGACATGGTGAACAAAATGAATGGGTATTCACAGATGATGGTTTTGTGTGTCAAATCCTAAGAATAACAAAAGTTGCGAAGTATGGCGGGAAACAAGTTCCCTGTGTCCGCACTGTGTGCGGAACATATCTTCCTAGAGATAACAATAAAGAGATGCTTGGTGAAGATGGTATAGCAGATAACATATATTCATTCTCTAGAAATTTCTCTTCAAAAGAAGATTTCAATGAAAGAAAAAGAAATTCAAAACAATTAATGTTTGCAAGATATATAACTGATGGGTATGATTCTGTCACAGCATATAAAAAAGCATATCCTGATGCAAAAGAAGACTCATACATAAAGCATCGTTGTGATAAACTTTTAAAAACGGAGAAAATAGATAAAATGATTAGTGAGGAAAGACGTAAAAAACTTGAAGAAGAAGGAGTAACAGACAATTGGTTAATTGAACGTTACAAGACTATTGCTGATATGGCTGAAAATGATAATGCAAAATTAAAATCACTCGATAGTCTAGCTAAAATTTCTGGTTTATTTGAGCCAGAGCATACAAAATCTGAACAAGTAACAGTTTGGGCAGGATTTTCGCCTGAACAGCTAGAGGAGGTAAAAAAGAATGGAAAACCAGAACTTATCGCCCATGCCGAAAAAGAGTCAAAAGAAGAAACCAGTTGATCCTTGTCCAATTTGCAGCAAAGAATTGTACTTAGATGAACAATTTACGCAAAGAGTTGGACTTTTAGGTGACTATGACGATGTTATAGGCTGGTTATGTCCTCATTGCAGCTCTGAGTTTGATACAGATAACCATTTAACAAAATTTCTTGGAGAGGATGGGTTAAGAGGAGAAGCGTAATGCCAAAATTTGGTAAAAGGAGTAGAGAGAGGTTAAATACTTGTAATAAAAAGCTCCAAAAGGTATTTAACGAAGTAATTAAGCATGTAGACTGTTCTGTGTTGGAAGGACATAGAAGTAAAAGCAGGCAAAATAAGCTATTTGAGGAAAATAAGACCAAAGTTAAATATCCTAATGGTCGTCATAACAGTTATCCTAGTAATGCTGTAGATGTCACTCCGTATCCAGTAGACTGGAAAGATAGAGAGCGTCAAACGCTATTTGCTGGATTTGTTATTGGTACTGCTAAGCAGATGGGTATAAATATTCGCTGGGGTGGTGACTGGGATCAAGACTTCGAGGTCGCTGACAATCGTTTTGATGATTTTCCCCATTTTGAAATCAGAAAGGAATCAAGAATAGAATGACAACAAGAGATAAGTTACGCCTTATAAACCTATGTGTTGGTATATTAAACTTACATTATTGGAATACAGGGAGTGGCTTATCATTACTTGTCATTGGATGCTTAAATATTGGCGTATTTGTATTTGGAAAAGAATAATGACAGATTTAACTAAATTATTATCATTTTTATGGATGGCTGGAACTATATATTTAATGTATTTGATATATGCTGATATGAGCTATTTAACAGATTTAGTACATTCATACATAGCACTTGTAATGGAGTATACAAGACACTAATTGGCTAATTTAAATTTACATGGGGATGTATCAAAGAATGAGGAGCTTTTAGTTAAAGCACATAGTGACCTCATTTTATTTGGAAAACTTTTCTCTCCTCAGGACTTCCTTGCCTCTGCTACACCTGGTTTTCACGTAGAGGTAGGGAAGCTTCTTATTGATAGGGATATACAGCAACTTGGGCTGGTTCTTCCACGTGATCATGCTAAATCTACATTAGCAGCTACTGCGATCCTTCATCGCTTCCTGTTTGCACCTAAAGATAAACCAGAGTTTATCGCTTGGATAGGGGAAGCACAAGATCAAGCTATTGATAACTTATCATGGGTAATGAACCATATAGAACTCAATCCAGCTATAGATTACTATTTTGGAGACCTTCAGGGGAACAAATGGACGAAATCCGAGTTTACATTAACTAATGGCTGTAGAATGATCGCTAAGGGTGCAAATCAGCGTTTAAGAGGAAAAAAGCAATTATCTACTCGATTTACTGGAATGGTACTAGATGACTTTGAATCAGAGCTGAATACAAAAACACCCGAAGCTAGATTGCAGATTAAAAACTGGGTTACAGCAGCTGTGTTTCCAGCAATCGACTTTGATAAGAATGGGTTCTTATGGTGTAATGGCACTATCGTCCATTGGGATTCTTTCTTAAATGGGTTGGTTACGGGCTGGAAGGATGCTCGCAAGAGTGGGGAAACATATTCATGGGAAGTATTTACTAGAAAAGCAATTGAGGATGGTCAACCAATTTGGCCGTCTCGTTGGCCACTTCAAAAACTAGAAGATCGTAAGCAATTCTATATTGATAGTGGAACTCCTGCAAAGTTCTACCAGGAGTATATGAATCAAGCAAAATCGCCAGAAGATCAGATTTTTGCTGAGGAAGATATTAATGACGCACTTTATAGGGGGAATATTAGATTTGAAGAAGCATCCGATAGCTGGTATATCAAATTCGATGATGGACACACAGAATATGTCAATATTTACGTTGGGGTCGATCCTGCCTCAACAGTTGCTAGTTATAATGATTATAGTGTTATTATGGTTCTTGGTGTCACTGCGGAGTATGACTATTATGTTATTGAGTATTGGCGTGAAAGAGTCCTCCCAATGGAATGTGCTGATAAGATTTTTGAGATTGTTAAAAGGTATTCCCCAGTTCGTAGGGTAAATATAGAAACAATTGCATATCAGGAAATGCTTAGAGATTATGTGCAAAAGAGAAGTAAAAAAGAAGGTTTGTTTATTCCAGGTATTGAACAAGGAATCAAGGGATATACGCAGAAAAAGAAAGATAGGCTTTTTGAGGGATTGCAGCCAATGTTCAAAGCTGGAGCTGTTCATCTTAAAAAATTGCATCATGAACTTATAGGAGAGTTATTAGACTTTCCAAAAGGTTCACATGATGATACAATTGATGCATTCTGGCTTGCAACACAGTTTGCTAGGGGCAATCCAAAGGCAGGTAGGAAAAAGAAAGAGAAACAGGAAGATGGAACTTATATGAAGGCACGTAAGGCTTACAATTGGATTACAGGCAAGCGTACCTAATTTGCATAATAACTAATTATTCAGTAAATTTAACTCTATGATAGAACAAGATAAAAGAGCAGAGGAAATAAAAGAGCGTTGGCGAAAGTGGTTCGATGCTAGAGCAGATTGGGATACACAGGCTAGAGAGGATATAGATTTCTACCTTGGTAACCATTTTACGGATGCTGAGGCGAATGAGCTCGCAGAGAGAAATCAAATGGGGCTACCCATTGATCGCCTCTATGCTGCTATTGAACAGTTCAAAGCTATTATCACATCTAAGCCACCAAAATTTTCTGCCGTAGGCAGAGAGGATTCTGACACCAAATTAGCTAATGTATGGAAAACTATATTAGAATATATATGGGATAACTCTGATGGGGATGAAGTATTTAAACAAGTTATTCATGATTTCTCTGTTTGTGGTCTTGGATACTTTTATGGTTATGTAGACCCAGAAGATGATTATGGTAGAGGAGAAGTAAAATTTAATTATATTGATCCATTTCGTGTAGTTGTCGATCCAAATAGTAGGAATAAATGGTTTGATGATGCAGCTGGAATGCAGCTATCTACTATTTTATCAAAAGAACAATTGTTAGATGCTTATCCTATGCTCAATACTCAAGATGAAAATGGAGATACAATAATAGATAATATTGAAGGTATTGGCATAAATGATGATGATTATCCTGCATCTCAAAATAGACAAGAGGGTGGATCATTTACTCCAGATATTGTTAAGGATTATGACTGGGGAAGTGAAAGTGATAAATATAGGATAATAGAAGATTTTAGAAAAGTAAAAATGCCTTTCTTCCGAGTTATTGACTTACAGTCTGGGAATGAAAAAGTTTTAGATAATGATGGTCTTGAAAAGCTTTTAGCAGATAAAAGAACTGCGGAGGCTTTTGATCGTGGGCTTTTTGACATCGTACAGGTACAGCAAACAAGAATACAAGTAACATGTATAGTGGGGCAAGTTGTTTTATATGAAAAGGTTCTTCCTACAAATATATTTCCATTAGTACCTGTGCCAAATATTTGGACTAACACTCCTTACCCGATGAGTGATGTTCGTAAGAACAAGGGATTTCAGAGGTTCTTGAATAAAGTAATGTCTCTAATTACATCGCATGCACAGGCATCGTCTGGCTTGAAGTTGCTAATACCACAGGGTTCTGTACAAGATATAGAAGAACTGGAACGTGATTGGGCGAATCCCAATGCAACGATAGAATATGACGCTTCATTTGGAGAACCTCACTTTCCCTCTCCACAGCCATTAGCTGGATCAATATTAAAATTACCACAGATGGTAGAACATTATATTGATTTGAATATTGGAATATTTGAAATGCAACAGGGAGATGCAAGTGCTGCACCTAAAACCTCATCTGGAACAATGATGATGGAAGATTTTGGACAAAGGCGTTCTAAGTCTAAACTTAGGGATGTAGAGGCTAGTTTAAAAAGACTTGGAAAGTTAATGTATCATTTAGCTAAAGATCATTATTCATTTCAGAAGACATTTAGAATTGTGCAACCAAATAATGATTTAACAGAATATACTATAAATAAAAAGCTTTATGATGATAAGTCAAAAGAATTGCAAACTATAGAAAATAATATAGGTATTGGAGCTTTTGACATAAGAATTATTGGTAATTCTACTATGCCATCTAATAAATGGGGTGAATGGAATGTATATATGGAAGCATATAAAGCAGGACTTATTGACAAGGTGGAAGCATTGAAGAAAACAGAAATATTTGATAAAGCAGGCGTATTAGAAAGAACAGATTTAATTACACAATTGCAGCAACAATTGCAAGGTGCACAAGAAGAAATTAAAAAACTTAGTGGTGATTTACAGACAGCACATCGTGAATCTATATCATCACGCAAGAAAGTTGAAGTTGAGAAATTTAAAGGGAAACTTAAAGAACAAGAGTATGATTCCAAGACTCAAAATAAAGTTTCTATTGATAAATTATCAAATGCGGTTAAACTCGAATCGGAGAAATTACGTTTAGTGACAGATGCAGAAAAGAAACGTAGTCAAACTCAAAGTGCTGAGAAATCGTCTAAATAAAGGAGTAACACAATGTCAAATGAAGACGTTATCGCTTCTGTTGTCGAAAATCAAAACAATGGTGAACTCGAACAACCAGAAGTAGGGCAAGATGAAGGACAGATACAACAGGAGGATTCTTCAGAAGATTGGCAGTCTCAAGCTAAGTACTTCCAATCAGAAAAGGATAAACTCCATGTTGAAAATCAACAGCTTAAACAATATGAGAAAATTGGGAAATTTTTGGAATCACGTCCAGACTTGGTTCAAAACCTTATGTCAGAAGTGAGTGGTCAACCAAATACCCAACCAGAACGTATTGCATTAAGTGCTGATGAATTTGACCCTTGGGAAGCCTACAATGACCCATCATCAAAATCCTATCAATTTAGGATGCAAGAGATGCAGGAAACTATTAATAGTGCAGTTGGACAAGCTGTTGGTGGACTTAAAGCACAACAAGGAAGAACAACTCTTCGTGCTGATTTAGCCTCTAAAGGTTTAAATGAACATGAAGTAAATTCTTTTTTTGAATTTGCTGATAAACATCCATCTGAATATGGTTTGGACAATGTACTTAAAATGTGGCGTGCTGTATCTCAATCACCAGAAACTATTGCAGAAAGTCCGTTAGACAAAGTTCGTCAAACACAGGCTAATCCTACTTCGGCTGGTGTTCTTCAAGGGCAACAACCAAAGAGAAAGTCTGAAGACGAAAAAATATATGACGATGTGATAAATGCTGGTGGTTTTAGTAATAAGTTACCTTAACAATAACATCCCTACTTGAAGACCGAAAGGTAGTTGATAGAGGGAGAAACGGAGAAAAATCATGGCAAATAGTGCAAACACCATCCGTACTGGCTCACTGTCAAGTACTGGTGCTGCGACTACTATTGCAAATGCCCACAGCACTGATCATGGTGTTGCTGGTGACCAGCGTAGATTATACGACTGGGGTGATAGAGTTGCTGAATTATCGCCAGAAGAGTCTCCATTTTTTGTATATTTAAGTAAGGTTAGTAAAGTACCAACAACCGATCCTGTTTTTAGATTTTTAGAAAATCGTTCTAAAATCGACTGGACAACTAGGTCTTTTACTGCTGATTCCGCTTTAGGATCATTAACTGCTGGCACAAGTGGTCAAGTAGCTTTTGATGATAGTGGTTCTGCTGTAGATTATCTTATAAAGGGAATGGTTGTAGCTGTAGAAGTTGTTGATGGCAAATCACATGCAATTGTTAGGTTAGATTCAGTTAGTGTAGAAAGTACACAAACAACTTGCCAAGTAACTGTTTTAAGTCTTGGTAATTCAGGTGAATCTGGCTATGACGATATTGCAGATGGTGATAAAGCTCAAATAATTGGTACTGCTTTTGAAGAGGGTTCAGGGTCTCCTGATGTATGGTCTAAGTCTTTAGATGATGATTTTGGTTACACTCAAATCTTTAAAACAGCTGCTGAAATGACAAACACAGCTATTGCTACTAACTATCGTGGATATGCAAATGAATGGTCACGAATCTGGAATCTTAAACTAAGAGAACACAAAGTAGACATTGAAAGAGGAATGCTCTTTGGGCAGAAAGGTCGCCAAGGTGGCGTTCAAACTTCTGCTGGTCTAGTAGGTGATATTATAAATAGAACTCAAGCTGGAACTCCTGGTTCACTATCTTATAGTGCAGGAAGTCCATATTTTGGAGCTGCTGCTTCAACTTCGTTCACTTATGATACATTCCTATCTGACTTCGAGGTATTCTTTGATCCTGCAAGAGGCGGAAGTAATAATAAACTCGCTTTAGCAGGTTTACCTGTGATTTCTTTTTTCAATAAAGTTGGCGGTGATGCCTTCGTTAATGCAACAATAGTTAACGGAACAAGCACAGCAGTTAACGATGTTTCAAACCTTCGCTATAATTTAGAAAATAGAGATGGTTCATTTGGTCACAAGATCATGCAGCTAAATACTGTTCATGGCGATTTAAGTATTGTTCGTGAACCTCTATTTCGTGGTATGTCTGCTGGATTCTTGTTACTTGCTGATATGAAACAGTTATCTTATCGTCCACT